TCCCATGTAACAACACCAGGATAATAGAATTTATGTCCAAAGAACATATGTTCTGCTGCGTTAACTGAAAATGCCGGCTTCCCTGCTGTCTTTATAACATAAGCAGGAATATCTGTACCACCTAAGTACAACAACCATCTATGTTTTCTTTTTGGTTCTAAAGCACTATTTGCCCAAAATTTTTCTGCCATTTTTTTATTATTCTCCCTCTATAATATAAGTAGTAAAATGTTTAAAAAATAATTTTTTTAATCATCAAATGCAGCTCCAGTATCGGTAATAATGAAATCAAGAGCAATGAATTCAATAGCTCTTGCAGGCTTCAAAAACACCTTAGCATATAGAATATTTCTATCAACCATCTCTGGCGTTGTCGTAGACTCATCAAGTACTACTTTGAAATCTGTAAGACCAAACCCGGCTTTAATATCATTAAGGAAAGTTTCAACTTGAGAACTGAACTTATTCCAAGTTGAACGCACATTTTGCTCAAACAATGTCAATGCCGCGATTCTAGAAATTTGCTTCTTCGTGTGAATCAACAATCGACGAACATTAATTCTGTCCAAAGCTGATGGAGTGACCTGAAGCGTTTTCTGGCCAAATATTACAATTCCTTCCGCTGGGAATGAAGCAATTGGATTAACGTTTGCAGAATAAAGTCTATCTCTATCTTGAGAAGTAAGATGTTGACGAACACCTACAACATTAAGACCAGAAGCCCCCATAGTCAACCCGCCTCTTGTAAATCCAGCAGGAGCAAACCAAAGTGCTCTTTCTGCTTCACTGAAGGACATTACTCCAAGAGCAACAACAGAAGGAGGCATCCAAAGAATGGCGTTTGAGAGAGAATCTCTAACTTGTACCCATGGATAGTAAGCGCAACCATAGCTGGTGTTCAAATTTCTATTTTTCATGGTTGTTACAGCCTGATCAACGTTGCCGCGGCGAGCTGATTCAGCTGCGGTGCCTTCCGAATCGGCAACATGATCGTTTTTTATATCAATAATTGCCAGGGCATCCCCGCGATTCTCGCATGTAAGCATCAAATGTGCTGTAAGGGCAGAATCTGTAAGACCAGGCATGGTGGCCAAATTATATTCCACAGCCTCTGGGTCTTTAAGCGCGTCAATCGCACGATGAACTGTGTAAAATGCATAATTACTGGCTTCAGTTTTGCCCTCTAATAGCGAGTTTCTGAATGGTTCTTTCTCTGTAATATCTAAACCATCAAAACCATGAGCAAACACTGTAGTAAACCTATTGAATCGTTTAGTTTCAAGAAGGGTGCTTAAACTCCCGCTACCATCGCTGTTGGCAGTAATCGATGTTCCAGCAGTACGACTGCCTGAAATATAATGCGCTCCGTGGCCGGTATCGCTACCACTTAAGTCTTCAAGGGTAAACACCCACGCATCTTCAGTGTATGTTGAATCCGAATCAGGATTAAGAGCATTTGGTAGTAATCTAAGGACATCCTTAACGCTCGCATCATATTCAGTTGTACCGCTTCTGTTTGTATCAGCTCCCCAATAAGCTTGTCGCGGAGAAGACAATCCGCCTTGAATTCCATGATGTCTCAAGGAAACTTTGGGGAAGAAAATCGAACCGGTGAACCACTTACCGGAACCTGCAACGCTGTGGGATCCGGTTGGGAACAATGCCCATTTCGCAGCTTGCGAGGCCTCAAAATGCCAGTCAATCGCACCCGACATTAGAATGCCGTCACCTGCACCCTGAGCGAAAATCTTTGAGGCGTTGAAATGCGTAGTGGTGTCCATGGCTGCTTTGCGAATGTGGCCAAATGCGCCACCCGGGGTGCCCCCGGCGCCCTGCTCGGCTGACCCGCTGAAAGACTTCACGCTTTTTGGTCTTTTATGGCCAAAAACTCCAACGGGGATAAACGTTGGATCCGTTGCGCCACGATCTACATCAACATTCATGTCGACATAAACAAATTTAGACATATTGGGATAGGCGCCAAATCTTTTCCATCTTCTTTCATCGTCATCCCAAGTTCGAAATTGATTACCAATTTTTCTTGCGACATAAGTGGGGGAATTAGGGTTCAAAGTACAATTTGAAAATATTTCAACAAATTGTGGCGCGTTATCAGTGTCGTCCAACTTTCGTATAGCAACTGTAAATGAACCATAAGGATCTTGCTTGTTTGTAGCAGGCTTAAGATCTTGAATTGAGACTTTAAGATTATTCTGGAGCCATTCTCCGCCGTCTAACCCTTTAAGTCTAAAAAGTTTTTGCATATTTTCAGGTTGATAAACGGCGNAGGCGCCCAGATCTTGTGAAATGAACCACCCGGTGCCGCCATGGGTAACTCCGTTAGANTCCACCATACCTATAAGGTTATTCCCCCATTTGTTGGCGCCGTCGTCTCTGCTATCTAACCCAAGAATGATACCCTGGCTTGTGAGACCAGAAGCAAATAATTCCTCTCTATTTTGATCGAACGTTTCGCCCAGGAAATATCCTTTTGTGCTTGTTGTAATGGTATCATTAACAAGTGTTGGGTTTGTGTTGAAAACGTTTCTAATATATCTTTCACTATTTCTATTAAAATTGAATGTAACTTTTTCTCCAACATCAGCCTGTAAAGCAGAACCGCTTCTGATAAGAGCTGTAAATTCATCGCTTCCATTTGAACCCGTGTTAATAAATATTGCCGACCCTGTGAATACAGTAGAGCCGGAATGTGGTACTGTTCCGGAAAGTTCAATACTCGTTTGATCGTTTAAATACCAAACTGCGGCCAACGAACCCGTTGAGTGACCAGAGGTGAGGCTAGTATGTGGACTTGACCACGAATCAAAAAGAAATAATCCATAAGCACCGTTATTGGTGCCAACTGTTTTGGTCTTGGCATTTGCGCCCATGTCCCAACCGGCTTGACCGGTGGAGTTTGCCGCGGCTTTAGAATTTTGAACACCAAGAAGCCTCACAACATTTAACGGTTGATTATTCCTCAACCAAGCTTGTGCAGCATATGCAGCATATGTAGGCGCAGTTTTGTTTCCTTCTCGCCAAACATCTCCTCCTTGGCCGCCAGGAACAGGCTCTCCAAAAATATCAACAAATTCTGAAAAAGAATCTACCTGTACTGGCCTCATCGCGGGGCCGCGTTGCAATCGCCCAATAACAACTGGACCAATATCTCCGCCAANATTTGTACGTCGTGTATTATCAATCTCATCAATAAAAACACCTGGTGAAACAAATTTAAATTTCTTAGCTGTCATGTTTTACGTTCTCCTCTAGGACACAATTGTAAATGAATTCTTTAATAAATAGTTTGTGGAAGACTGAAAATCCATCTTAATCTCGATAAAATCCCCGCTTGTCAATATGCTCTGGGATATCTCCGACAATAACACGTTCTCTCGGTGTTTTAACCTCAACTGCGTTCTCTCTTATAACTATTTTTGGTTGTTCTTGATTTTTCCCTTCACCGATAAGATACCCCAATACTTTAATCTCAACTTTAGTTTGATACATTCTTTCATCAGTCTCTAAAGAAGAGACATTATTTTCTTGAGAAAAGTCTTGTTGTATAAAACTTTCATATCTATGGTCGTCTTTTGTTAAAAGAAAATAATTAATGCCACCAGTCTTTGTAATGAACGGAGTTATCATCTCGTTCATTTGTTGTTGGTATTCAGATCTTAGCGTAATAGCATATGTTATATCAATATACACTGGTATTGGTATTGATATTGATTGATAAACAACCTTTTTGTTCTTTGTTGGAAAATTATTTTGCCCTCGCGATCTAAAAGAATCTGCGTTGGCAAAGTTTTTTGTTTTATCTTGATTTATCCTACGTGCAATTGTTATTGAGCCGCCTTTTTCGTCAGAAACTGGGGGAATATGCCCATAAAATATACCTTTTTTTGCCGGATCTTTAACTACTGAAGTTCTTTCGACGGTAATAACCGGCAATATAATAGAACCAGAAATACTCCTTATTTCTGATCTATTTTTTGTTTGGTGAACTCTTTCTGATGCTACCCAAATTACTTCTGTTTTTTTCCAACCTTTGTTTGTTGTAGAATATATATTTAGATTGTTATCGATATGCTCATACATTGCCGTATCAATAGTTTCTAAAGTGGATGGTGTAATTATTCTTTCTTCAACTATGCTAGGGTCTGCAATGCCTGTATGTTTATGTCTAGTTGGCATTAGAAAAGCCCCTCGCGAGCACGTATGCATTTAGCAGTTATTTCCATTCTATTGTTAATTTGGCCAAATAGTTGTTTTGGTTCGTTCAGGGAAACAATCTCATAATGAATCTCGCCATACAGAACAAAATCTCCCTCTCTTACAAATAAATTTTGGTCTTCAGTTAATCTTCTCTTATGAAAATGAACGATTATCGAACTTTGTTTGTCAACACCAACATTGCTCATCCAAGCTGTTTCTAAATTTTCCCATTCTACTAAAGCGTAAACTCTTATTGGAGGCAAAAATGTCTTCTCAATCGCTTCTCCGTATAATGAATGAAAATTGGTGTGTTCTATGCTTATAGGATAATATAAAATTTGTTGGCCTATAACTCTTTCAACAAGCTCATCATTAACCTGCTTTACTAGATCGCGTTCCTTTTTTCCAACAAACAATGGTGGAGGAGGCTGAGTTGGTTGAGACCATTTATTTTTTTCGCTAGCCATTTTTTAAATTTATCCTACAAATATTGTCATTGGAATTTTTTGTTGAACATTTTTAGTTGATTCAAGTATTGTAGCGTCTGTTTCTACTAGTTTGCTGTAAGTCAGTTCGTCAAGCGTAGTCTTTAGCTCCTCCCTTAACTTTTCTTGTTCGTCTTTTGCTTGAGATAGTAAGTCGCTCGCATTTAATGTTACAGATTCTCCTGGTATTGGGATGGTTTGAAACTTGCCTCTAACCTGACCTAACATTTCCTTTGTTAAAGATAAAGCAAATCTACGAATCCACTGTTTNCCAATAGAATTGATACTAGAATATGGTATATTTGCAAATGGAATTGTGTTCATATTGTTAATACCATCGGTACCCATGGTTCTATCATGATCTGCGTCATCCCATGCATCCTCATCTATTGTAAACTTAAACCATATTTTAGTTGGCCCCACTTTGGCTGAAGGTGGGAAAAGTCTAAGTTGATTATTTTTTAATTCATAGGAATAATGCGAATTTCTTGTATAAATTGCGCTTTCAAATGCTTTAGACTGAAGCTTGTTTTGCCACACTGGAACGATTTGAAACTGAGAATCATCTGCCCATTGGCCATAAGTCTGAAGATTGCCAACTGTGTTTAGGCCTCCATAATACCCATAAAATCTCCACATTGCATGAGGTGTTTTATAATAAACTTGTCTAATTGTAATCTTTCTCTTGTCTGCTTTATTATAAAAAGGAAAATAATCATTATCTGAATCAACTGATGCAGAATAAATAATGGCTTGCAAATCATAATCCTGTTGACCTTGAGCAGTGCCAAATGAAGCTGAATATTCAAATTTATCCCCTCCGACTCCAATTTCGTTGCCGACACCTAGGCTAACTCGTTTTTCATATGAGAGTCTAAATCTAGAATATTTTAAAGCTGCCCCTGCTCCTGCATGTACAAACTCCCCATCTTCTACTTGTCCGNAAGACAGGCTGGAAGAAAGAGGAGAATTGTTCTTTAATTGACCTCGCCAATCGAAAGAGCCTGTTGTGTCTCCCAAAACACTTCCCAGAACATTCTTTGTTTGATGTATGTTAACAATATAAGAATATTCTAAAACAGATTCTTCATAAGCTGCGTAAACATTTGAAGATGATAATTCAATATCTAATACATCTCCACCTAATTTTTTATAGGTATATGCGACTTGGGCTGCAGCGCCTTCTAAGAATTCAGCAGAGCCAGTGTACATGCCGAAAGGCACTACTGAAGATACATGGCCGGCGGTCCCAGTGGCCGGAAGCCTTACTGCGCTCGTCGTACTTGATGGTGATAAAGTTGGAACTGCCATTCATTGGATTCTCCTGTACACACTAAATAGTTTGACATGAAAGTAAAATCCTTGATATAGGACATTCTTATATAAAAAAGCCCCGGGCCGAAACCCGGGGCTTAGATTAGTCTAACTTTTCGAAAAAAGCTATTTTAGACTAGGTCAGTCACAACAACAAGACCGTACATATCTGCACGAACCATCTTCTTGGCGTAACGCGTCATGACACCCTTGCGGGGCACGAAGTCTTCTACACCGAAGATTGTAGGAGTGACTTGAAGTGGTACATATGGAGCATACACATACCCACTTTCAAGGAATGATCCGCCCTTGCGTCCAACAAGAACAAGATTCCTAGTAAAGTAAGGATCAACGTATACGTCCCACTTCTTGCTAAGGCTACCAGTCTTGACAGTGCCAACCGTACCTCTGTCAGCATCACCTGTTACATCGGCGCGGAAGCCAGCTGTGAATTCAAGAATATTAGCAACCTCGGGACTCACTACGATAAAGTTAGCCCCACCGCGAAGCGTCTTACGATGGATCTGAGCAGACACATCGTTAATGGTCTCGACAAGAGTCTCATACCATTCAGACACAGTACCGGTGAAATCAGGTGCTGCAGTAGCAGCGCCTACTTCTTTACCGGTCAAGCGGGCAACAAACTTACCAGCATGGCGTGACCAATAGTACGTACCAGCAGTAGCACCCTTCACAAGATCCTCAAGAATCTCGCGATCAATTTCAAGAGCAATCTGCTCTGAAAGGATACCAGTAAGCTCAACCTCTGCATCGAGGTTGTGATACGCATTAAGGTCCTGACCGAGTTCCGGAGACCATTTGGCCTTCAGTTTCTTGGTCATCGCCGTCACAGACACGCTATCGACTTTGATATCGATCTCGGGAATGTCGGCATCAGCCTCAAGTCCCCACTGATCTTGACCAACGATAGAACCAATGGTGTTTCCAGCGGAAGCAGCAACAGTTCCCTCGAAGTTGTCAACAATCGGGAAAGAGAAGTTGTGTGTATAGCCAACTGAGCTTGACACGTTAGCGATAGAACCGGCGGAGGCCACTGGAATCGCTCCAGCTGCCTCAGTTACGGTAGAACCACTATTGGCAAAGATAATAAGCACCTTAGTCTGCTCTCCTGCTGTTTGAGTAGGATCAAGACGGGTCAAACGACGTACCATATAGCCAGATTTAGTAGCTCCAGGCTCATAATCAGAAGCACTAAGCGCAACAAGATTGTGCTTATTGATTCTGGTGCTATTGGTAGNATCTACCAAGGACGAGAGCGGAACTGTTGCCGCTACATATGAAGAGCCAGAAAGATCTGGATCAAACTGTACCAGCTTATCAGCAAGAGCAGTATAAGTGGCACTAATGTCTTCCTGGGTGGAAGCTAGACCCGAATTTGACGTTGCCTCGCCAATTCCAGCGGTACCAGAAGCAACAACCGTCACTACTACACTAGACGCACTACCAGTTGGGGAAGAATAACCATTATTCAAGGAATAAAAGCCATCTTCAGCGTTCTCATCATCAAGGTTCATACCCCCAGTGATTTGCTGACCAACTTTACCGCCGCCAAAAAGTGACTCGTTAGCTACGAGATCTAGACGATTTTTATTAAACTGAAAGTCTAGAAAGAAAATGAGTCCAGACGGGAGACTCATTGGCTGCACAGATACAAGATCATTAGCAATGAGCCCACCAAAAACTCGGCGGACAATCGGGAACGCGACGGCTGCAAAGCCTTCCACGTCACCACCAGCGCCCATAGTAGAAGCCTCGCGAAGAAGCTCCTTGGCCTGGTTTTCAAGAAGACGAGCCATGCCATTACGCGTGGAGTCCTCAGTAAGACCTTCTAGAAGTCCGGTTCTTTCCCACTTCTCAAGTAGGGTAGCACCTTCTCTCTGGAGGTCTCTATTAACAATACCCTCAGTAAGGGTTTCTAAAACAGACATAATTTTTCCTCCTTTTAAACTGTTTTTAAGAGATACCAGCTAAAGTTTTCCAACGATCTTTAACTGGATCTAGTTTCTTTGTCTCACTGTTACGGCGAGGCAAAGTTGTTGAAGAGCGTTGAATTACTTCGCTTAGTGATTTTGGAGTTCGCTTGCGCGAAGCTCCCACAGCGCTTTGAAGCGTTTCATAAATAACTTTTGCTTCTTCAACCGAATCAGCCTTAGACAGAGCTTCGACAATTTTATTTCTTTGTCGCTCATTCAGGGAGGTGCCACCCAAAACACGATTCGTGTACAAAAGCTTAGCATTTGAAAGATTTACTTCTTCAAGTTTTTCTTTCAACTGCATAAGCAAGTTCTTATATTTTTTGTTTTTCTCTAAAAGTTTGTCATTTTTTGAAGTTAAAGATTCAGCTTTTTTGAGATACTCTTTTTCTCGCGCAAGTGGAAGTGGATTTTCTTCTTCTTCCAGCTCTTCCTCTTCAGCTTCTTGCGCAAGAGCGATGTCCGCATTTTCTTTATCACGTATACTATTCGAACCACCTCCAGGAACGCCAGATGGAACTTGTTTGATATCAACTGTCAAGGCTTCAAGAATATCGGCTAAATCTTCTTCGCTCAACTCAATTTCTCCACCTGTTTCCTCTTCCTCCTCTTCTTCTAATTCTTCAGCCAAATCTTCTCTATCAATTAGTTCATCAGGATTCATGTCCTCGTCTTGAAGATCTTCTGCTAATTTTGTTAGATCAATGTCCACTACTTCACCAGCCGAAGGACAAGGACATAGATCAGNTCCTTCTGTGGCTGCAGATGGNACATCAGGGGTTTCTTCTTCAGATTCCTCATCTTCCATGCCTCCCATTTCTTCTTCCGCAAAAGGATCCTCCACTGGCTGTTCCAACAAAGAGCTAACAGCCTCTTTGATCTCGTGAGAATACTTCTCAACAATCGCTGATTCAGCATTTTTTAACGCTGCTTCTTTCAAAGCTTCGGCATCAATAATAGCCTGTTCTAACATTTCTGACATTTAATTAACTCCTAGAAAAATATGCATAAATAAATAGTATGTTTGAACAGTAAATGACATTTTATATTTTATTCCAATTTCTTAATTCTTTCTTATATATATTCAATATGCTGAAGATTTTAATCCATTCCATAATATTCAATGATGACAGTTAATGTGCCAGCGGATGAATTAGTTGTGCCGTTTCCTGTACCAGCATTACAAATGTATACATACTGATCTGAAGAGCCGTTTCTTACAGTGTCCCTGCATATCCAAACTTCTTTTGGATCATTTTTCAAATCAATATCTTCTGCGCTGGCGCTGTCTGTACTATCAGTATTTGTTACTCCGGCGCCTAGTAATTCAGTTCCGGAAGAAATAGAAGAATCCGCGTTGGTTCCAGAAGTTGCAGACATTTGAACATTTACTGCGTGTGTCGACAGATTGCTTGCAGTTTTTACCACGGCAACAACGCTTGTTATAATAGCGTTCGCTGGAATTTTAACTGCCGGTAGTTCAACAATAACTGTATTGTCGCCGCTATCAGCATATCTAATGTCCTGATCGATAGTAATAATATGTTTACCAGAACCAATACTAAATAGACCGCCGGCAGGGGTCATAGCGATGTCGCCGTCAGGGGAAATTGTTAAGTGGCCGGCGGTTCCGCCGCTATCTTCAGTAAGTATTGTCGTTGCGCCGTTGGCTGTAGTGGCAATTGCAAAGTAGTTGTCTGTGTTGTCGGCACTCTCAATTACTAGGTCGTACGACGACGCCGCGTCGGGTGTGTTGAGTATCATGCCGATGTTTGTATCAGCGCCCGTAGCGACGGCGCTGACTCCTATGCAAAAAGACGTGCCATTGGTGTGACCGGTGGCGGTGAATCGTCCGCCCGTACAGATTCCAAACCCGGCGTCTTCGGCATAAGAAAATGTAGCAGCTGCGTTGATACCGGACAAGAAGTTAACTCCGTCTGTGGCTGTTGTGTTGTCCACCGAGCAATAGATGCCAGTAGTAAAATTGGGGCCCTCGCCCATGCCCGGATAGTTCCCGGCCGTAGATGCACCTGTTTTATCAACATCAACATGAAGACCAATTACGTTGGCGAGGTCTGTGTCAGAATAGTTTTTATCTATACTCATGCCAGTGGTGCCGCCATCAGACTGAACATGCAAAGCAATCGCGCCTGTTGCAGAGGCATTTTCTTGTACAATTTCAACAGTGTTCCTGGTGCTAGTATTTGAAGAATCATCCTCAACGTACAAAGCATTTCCAGTTGTTAGGCCGGCAGATGTTATGCTAACCTCACCTCCGGAGGTAATTACCAATGCAGGCGCTGTGCCTAGAGTGCCGTTGCCATTTTCAATGATAAGTTTATCACCGTCGCTGTCATCGCAGCCAATAGCCCATAAGGTGCCGCCGCCAAGTTGAAATTCAATTTTTGGATCCCCGTTGGCGGCAGTGTTGTTAATTTTGAGAGCAGTGTTGGCGCCGTCGCCCTTTAATTCAAGACCAACGTTGTGATCATGTGTCATAGTAATATCTGAGTCGGCGCCAAAATATAATGCAGCCGCGTCGTGACCCAAGCCAACATCTCCTGAAATGCTTCCAAATGAATTGGCGCCGGCGCCCAAGGACCAATCAATAACTCCGTCATCGCTGTCGCCACGAATTTCAAAGCCAGTTGTAACAGTGCCATCGTATTCAGCAACGCTCATACGGAGCTTGCCTCTTTCTGTCCCGTTAGAAGCGTCACCAATAAAAGTAGTGATTCTAGCAAACTCTTCTTGCTCTCCAGCATCATTATCGCCATACCAACTTATTGTTCCAATATTATCATCGTCTGCGGCTGTTCCAGCT